ATCGATATTTAGGCGCAAAAACATCTGATCCGACGGTTGATAATGACGGAAACGCATTACTAACTGGCGCATTATATTGGAACAGCGCAACGGGCGTATTTAAAGTCTGGTCTGGTAGCGCGTGGGTCACTAATATCACATCAAATCAGTTTGGTACAAACGTCGCCACATTCCTTCAAACACCTACCTCTGCAAACCTCGCTGCCGCATTAACAGATGAAACAGGTACGGGGGCAAACGTATTTGCATCAAACCCAACCTTCCCTGCGCAAATCAATCTTACTGCAAACTCTGGCTATAATATTTATGCTTCGGGAACGGCTGATAACTATTTGGCTGGTAGACTGGGTGTAGGGGTAACATGCGGAAGCGATACGACTATTCAAGCGGGTAGAGCACTAACCGGAGGAACGGCTCAATGGGGTGTATATCACACAGGGGTAGTTAACTCTGATGTAACAGTTAATGCTGCAGGATTTAGAAATGTAGCTACAACACAAGCAGCATCATTTACGCTAAATAATTACTTGGGGTTTATAGCTACACAAGGGACACTAGGTGCAGGCAGCGCAATAACTAATCAGTATGGCTTTTTTGCAGAAAACTCACTCACAGGTGCAACCAACAACTACGGTTTTTATGGCACTATAGCGTCTGGTACAGGCAGATATAATCTCTATATGGCAGGAACGGCTGATAATTACTTAGGTGGTAGTTTGGGGATTGGGACGAGTAGTCCTGTATATACATTAGATGTTTCTGGTGCTATCAGAGCTAATATACCTTATAGTCAAATTGTTCAATCGTGTTCAATGGGAGGTATTACAACAGGTGGCTATATTAGATTTACATCAAATGGTGCAGGTAAATATAACTATCAAATTAATACAGCCGCAGCTGGTGATTTTACTACAGTAATAACTGCATACACAATAGATGCTTCAGGCAACGTAGGTATCGGCACAGCTTCACCTAACGCATCCGCCATCCTTGATGTGCAGTCAACAACAAAAGGCGTGAGAATGCCTAATATGACAACTACGCAGAAACTTGCCATTGCGTCACCTGCGGCAGGGTTGATGGTTTTTGATACCACATTAAGCAAGTTATGCGTGTACTCTGGTGCGGCATGGCAAACAATCACTTCAATTTAAGGAAATACTCATGACAACAACATACACATACGAACCAACTAACTTGCAACGCGACCAAAACGGTATTGTGAACCAAGTGCAATTTACAATCACCGCGTCAAACGGCACAGACAGCGTAACGGTTAACTCGATCACAGGCTTACCTGCACCTAAAGGCACAGTCATTGATTACGATAAACTATCAAAAGCAGATGTTATTGCATGGATTAAAAATCTAGTGGGTACACAATCTGAAGCGTTAGCAGATTCGGAATTAGCCGCGCATATTGAGAATCAAAAAGTTGTACTGTCTAACGGCACACCTTGGAGCAACTAATGATTACTTGGGAAATTACAGAAGAAGTGGCAAATGCGATATTAGGTATGTTAGGTAACCTGCCCACCTCGTCAGGTGCATTTCCTATCCTTGTGGATTTGAAACAGCAAACTGATAGTCAAACTGAAGAAAAAAAAGCGGAGTGATACTCATGGGTAAACTACTCAAAATCTGGAACTACTTAATGGCTCGATTAAAAGAGCCTTCTACCTACGCAAGTGTGGCAGCACTCGCAACGATGGCGGGTGTGAATATTGATGCAACGCCTGTTGTGCATGACAGCTTAACTGCCGCTAGTGTCGTGTTTGGTATGATTGGACTGTTTGCATCAGAAGGTAAATAATATGAGCACCTATTTTAAGCCAGAAGAATTTGAGTGTCACTGCGGGTGCGGAGAAAAAGACGTTAATCCTAAGCTCGTAGAGTTACTTAATCGCATCCGTGAGTCGTTTGGCAAACTTATTACCATTATGAGCGGTAGAAGATGTGAAGCACACAACACGAAAGTGGGTGGTGCAAAGCATAGCCAGCACGTACTAGGTAACGCAGCCGATATTAAAGTAAAAGACGTACCGCCCAAAGAAGTGCAAGAATACCTCATGAAGCATTTTGATGACGATTGCAAAGGTCTTGGACGCTACAAATCTTTTACACACATCGATGTCCGCGATGGTAAGATTGCTCGCTGGAATGGATAACATTTTTGTTTTTACATTCATTTAAAAGTATAATTCAATAACACAGGTGCATGCTGAATCAGCGGCTAATACGACAAAACATACGGAGTATTTATGAGCTACAGCATGACCTACGACTCGTTGCTCGTAGACGTTAGACGTTACCTAGAGCGTGGCTTTACGCAAGAAAGTGACCAAATCGTTTACGATCAACTTCCCCGACTCATCACAATGGGTGAGCGTCGTATTGCGCGTGAACTCAAAATTGAAGGTTTTATTCGTGCAGTCACAACACCATTAACGGTGGGTGTTAACGTTTACATGAAACCAGACAGATGGCGTGATACTGTTAGCATGACTGTTGACGGAACGCCTATTTTTGCGCGTGCTTATGAATACATCAAGAATTACTGGCCAGATCCTGCTCAAACGGGATCACCGTCGTATTACGCGGATTACGATTATCAACACTGGATAATTGCACCAACACCAGATACCGCACAAACATTAGAAATTTTATTTTACGAACAAGTGCGTTTTCTTGGTGATGACTTTCAAACAAACTGGCTTACCGAATATGCGCCAGACGTTCTTTTATACGCTACATTGCTTGAAGCAACACCGTTTCTTAAAAATGACGAACGTGTACAAGTTTGGCAAGGTATTTATGACCGAGCTGCTCAAGCACTTAATGGCGAAGATCTTAAACGTATAATGGATCGCACAGCGAACCGGAGTGAAGCATAATGACAACATATACCGAAGTCTTCGGTGGCGCAAACATTTATCCAAGTGAAATCAGCTATAGCGCGTTAACACTTACAACTGATGTTACGTTAAGCTGGCCAACTGAAACCTCTGCTAGTAATAATCTTGCCACGCGAATTATCAACATTTCATCAGCAACCGCTGGGTTAAGTATATTTTTACCAGACGCAGCAAAAGCAGGAACAGGTGAAACCATACTGTTTAATAACGTGGGTGCGCAATCAATTACAGTAAAAAACGCTAACGGTACGCAAATTGTCGTTGTTACTGCTGGCACACTGTGGCAAGTTTATTTAACTAATAATACCACAACAGCAGGCACTTGGGTTTCATTGCAATATGGCGCAAGCATATCAATTGCTAACGCTTCAGCATTGACTGGAACAGGAATTGTTGCAGTTGGTTCTTTACTTTCACAATCTGTTCCAATTACTGAATTTAATTCAAATTACACAGCAACTGTTAATGACCGCGCAAAAATGTTTAATTGGACTGGAGCGGCAGGAACATTAACACTTCCAGATCCAACATCCGTAGGAAATAATTGGTTTTTCTATCTTCGTAATTCTGGTTCTGGTTCAATTGTTGCTGATGCAGTTGGTGCAACATTAATTGATAATTCAGCTTATTTAAGTTTTCAGCCTGGAGAATCTGCCATTATTGCAAGTGATGGCGTTAACTGTTATACCATTGGATTTGGTCAATCGTCTATTTTTACGTTTGACTTTACTATTATTCCTGTTGCTGGAAATGGCAATTACATTTTGACAGGCACAGAATTAAATCGTATAGCTTATCGTTTTACAGGCGCATTAACGGGTAACAGAACTATTATTGTTCCTGCAACAGTTCAACAATATTGGGTGGATAATCAAACCACTGGATCTTATACTTTTACAGTAAAAACATCGTCTGGTACGGGTGTTGTTTTAGCTACCAATGAACGTGCTATTTTATATAGTGACGGTACTAATGTTATTCGCGCAGATACTTACGGGGTGTCTTATCCAATTTCTGTATCACAAGGAGGTACTGGAGCAACTTCCGCTGGATCTGCACTTTTAAATTTAGGCGGCACATCGGTTGGTGTTGGGTTGTTTACAGCATCATCACAAGCGGCAGCTTGGAGTGTTTTAGGTGTTGCGCAGTCTGGAAATGTTAACGGTGGTACATACTAATGCCAGAAAAAACGATTATTTTAAAGTCAGATGCAGGAATCAAACGCGACGGTACTAAGTTTGATGGCAACAATTATACAGACGGACAATGGGTTCGTTGGCAACGTGGTTTGCCACGCAAAATTGGTGGTTATAAATCCACACAAAAGTATTTGACAGAAATTAGTCGTGGTTTTAGTAATTTTACTCAAATGAATTTCATTTATTGTCACAGCGGAAGTGAAAATTTTTTAGAAAGGTTTACTATTGATTCAACCGGTAATAGTTCTATTGTTACAAATAGAACACCTGCAAGTACCTATGCGACTGGAAAAGTAACTTTAACAAGTGGATCTGCTGGTTCAGTTGATAGTATTACTATAAATGGCGTGAACGCCATGTCTGGTTCTGTTGCTTATACGACAAGTTTAACGGCAACAGCAACAGCAGTGGCGGCAAATATTACTGCTCATGCTGCTGGATACAGTGCAACAGCCTCTGCTGGCGGAATTATTAATATTACAGCCACGTCAGTTGGATCAACGGTTAATAATTTACCAATTGTAACAGTAACAACAACCATTGTTGCTGATTCTGGTGATATGAATGGTGGGTTCTTTGCATCTCAATTACCAAACGCACTTAACATGTGGATGTTTGATTATCAATATGATTCTTCTACAAATCAAAATTATTTGTTTGCACATGTATCACAAAATTTAAATTCTATTTCTAATGATGCTGGCGGATATATTTTCTTTGGTGAAGTGCTTGGCACTGGTCAACTTCAATATGTTGGATTACCACCAGATGCAAATGCTACAGGCGGCATTGTATCGCTACATCCTTATTTATTTTACTATGGCACAGACGGTATTATTGGATGGAGCGTTGCAGGAAGTCCAACAAATCTAACTGATTTTGGATCTGGTGCGGGTCTTGCGCGTGTGTGGGGTCAGAAAATTATCAAAGGTTTGCCACTTCGTGCTGGTAGCGGAACAGCTCCTGCTGGATTATTTTGGGCGTATGATGCCGTTATTCGTGCAACGTTTACTGGTGGTGCAACTGTATTCCAGTTTGACGTGGTAGCAACTGATACATCTATTATTTCAGAAAACTGCATTGTTGATTACGATGGTGTTTTCTTTTGGGCGGGTGTTGATCGCTTTTTAATGTTTAATGGTGTGGTGCGTGAAGTTCCAAACGCCATGAATTTAAATTACTTCTTTGATGGATTGTATCCAAGAAATAGATCAAAAGTATTTGCATTTAAAGTTCCACGTTATGGTGAGATTTGGTGGTGTTATCCACGCGAAGATGCAACAGAATGTACGCATGCAGTTATTTACAATGTACGCGAAAACACATGGTATGACACAGAGCTTCCTGCTAACGGACGTGCCGCTGGTGCATTTAACAATTCATTTGCTGCGCCTATTTTAGCTGGTGCAGTTCCTGGTGATAA